GCGCATCAACGAAGTGGTGTATGCCTGCATCAGCACCAAACAGCGCACGGCCGTGGATCCTCGGCTCTACGTGGAACGCCGTGAGCGTGGCGGCGAGTGGCGCGAGGTCGAAGGGCACCCCATGCGCCGGCTGATCATGCGCCCCAACCCTGACATGGATGAAATGGCGTTCTGGCAGTGGTTCATTGCATCCCGCGAGATCGCCGGCGAGTTCTACGCTGAGATTGTGCGGCCCAGCCCCAACGGCCTGCCCAGCGAGCTGCACCCGCTCAACCCTGCGCTGGTGAGTCCGGTGCCGGCGACTGATGGCACGGTGAGCGAATACGAGTTCAAGCTCGGCTCATATCGTGAGCGCATCCCCGCCGAGAACATGCTGGTGTGGCGCAATGTCGACATCGGCAACAAATACCGTGGCCTGAGTCCGCTGGCTGTGGCCCTCGGCGCGGTGCAGGGCGACATTGCTCAGACTGACTACGTGCAGCAGTTTTTCCAAGTGGGCGGCGTGCCATCCGGCTACATGAAGATCAAGGGCCGCACGGTGACGCCACTTGAGGCCGATGAGATCCGCGAGAAGTGGCGCGCCAAGTTCTCACCGATGCTGGGCGGCAACATGAGCGACATTGCCGTGCTCGATGAGAATGCTGATTTTGAAATCTTGGGCGCGCGGCTGAATGAGTTGCAGTCCGAGGAACTGCGCAGCGTGGCCGAGTCGCGCATCTGCATGGTGTTTGGAGTGCCGCCGCTGGTGATCTATGCCTACATCGGCATGTTGCGCTCGATTCAAAGCAACCTGCGCGAGGCGTGGCAGCAGTTCTGGGATTCAACCCTGACGCCTGAATACAAAGCCGCGCGGCAATGGCTCACATCGCGGCTGCTGACTGAATTTGAGAGTGACGAGTTGGTGCTGGGTGAGCGCGTGCGCTGCCAATGGGACATGAGCCAGGTGGCCGCCATGCAGGACGATGTAGACGCAGTGCACCAGCGGGCGCGAGAAAACTATATTGCCGGCGGCATCACCCGCAACGAATACCGCGCCATCATCGGCCTGCCGGCTGATGACCAGCGCGGCGACGAATACAGCACCCAGCCAGCCCCAGCGCCGGCCAGCGATGGCGCGCCCAAGCGCCTGCCGGCCCCAGATCGCAAGCGATTTACGCCTATGCTCACCAAGGATGAAGTGGACCAGATTGAGGGCAACCGCGAGAAGATCGCCGGCAAGGCTCAGATCAAGGTTGAGAGCTACATCACGAAAGAATATGAGCAGGCAGCCGGGCGGCTGAAAGAATCGGGCAGCGTGGATGAAACCATCGCCGGCACCGACGATGGCGCGGGGATCCAAAAGGTGATGACCCCTTACTACAAAATGAGCCTGAGGGCAGCGTATGAGGATGCAGACATGCTCTTGGCTGAGTTCGATGTGGGCGTGAGCTTCAACCTGAGCAACCCGCGCGTGCAGGACACGCTCGGGCTGTTACTCACGCAGGTGCGCGGCATCACCGACACCACCCGCGAGGAACTTCGCGCCATCATCGGTGCCGGCCTGCAGGATGGCAAAAGCACCGAGCAGATCGCCGCTGCCATCCGCGCTGATGCGCCTGAGATTGGCAAGCGGCGCTCAATGGTGATCGCTCGCACCGAAACGGCCAAAGCCTACACCAACGGCGCGCTGTTGGCATACGAGGACACCGGCGTTGTTGAGATGGTCGAATGGAACGCGACATTAGACAACCGCACCTCAGACGTGTGCGAGCGGCTGCACGGCAAGCGCATCAGCCTGGCTGAGGCGCAGAGCAACGGCTTCGAGGGCTTCAACGGGCCGCCGGCGCATCCCAACTGCAGGTCCGTGATCCTGCCAGTGGTGTGAAGGGTGGCGCACCATTGACAGCGGGTATACAATCTGGGCGGCAAATTTAAGTAGGGCATAAACACGGGGCAAGTGTGTAAAGGCATTTGCTCCATGCGAAACAGGCCAGAGCGTAGTAACCGCGCGGCCATTCCGACATCGGAGTGGCCGCGCGTTTTGTTTTCCATGCAACTGAAATCAGTTACTCAACACATCAAGAGCATCAGCGGCCGCACCGTCACCGGCATTTTTGCGGTGCACGGCAATGTTGACAGCGGCAATGATCGAAGCTGGCCGGGCGCATTTGCCAAGACATTCAGCGAGCGCGCCGGCAAAGTGCGGTTTCTGTGGGGGCATGATTTCAGCAGCCCGCCCATCGCCACCATCACCGGCCTGCGCGAGCTGGGCCGCGATGAACTGCCAGCCTCGGTGCTGGCCACTGCCTCTGATGCGATGGGTGGCGCGGAGGTCACCCGCGAATATCTCGACACCCCGCGTGGCAACGAAGTGCTGGCCGGCTTGCAGTCGGGCGCGATCACGGAAATGTCATATGCCTATGACCCCGTGAAGTTCGATTTTGAAGAGCTGCCCGGCGCAAAATACGAATGGGAGAAGATCCGCAACTTGCGCGAGGTGCGGCTTTACGAAGTCTCAGATGTGCTGTGGGGCATGAACCCGGCCACATCCGCTGCCGGCAAGAGCGAACTCGCGCAACCCCTCGAATGGATGGCCGTGCTGCTGGAACACTTGAAAGCCGGCGCGCGCCATTCCATGTCTGACACCGATCTGATCAACCAGATCGCAGCAAATGCAATCGCACTTGGCGCGACCAACGTCAAGTTGATTGAAGAAACCGAACAGCAGGACGATAGCGGCAAGAGCCGAGCCGAGCCAGTCTCACTCACTCACGTTGCGCAGCGCCTGCGCCTACTCAATCTCTCTGTGAGGTAATCAATGAATTCACGAATCAAGACCCTGCGCACTGAGTTGGCGACGCTGACCAACCAGGCCAAAACGCTCTATGCCGAGATGGAGAACACGCCGGCTGAAAAGCGCAGCGCGGATGATGTCCAGAAACTGGACAATCTCATTGCGGCCGGCGAGTCAAAGCGCGCCGAGCTGCAACGCCTCGAAACCATCGAAGCCAACGACGAAGCCGCCAACAGCGGCGCCGGCGAGCGCAAGAGCCGCGATGGCATGTCGCCGCGCCGCCGCACGCTGGGTGATCTGGTGGTGCAGTCCGAGACTTACAAGAACCTCGGCGCCAACCCCAAGAGCATGCCGCGCGTGGAAGTGAAGGCCGATGAAATCGTCGGTGTGACTGGCATCAGCAACACACAGGCATTCCCTGTGGCCGCTGAGCGCCTGGCTGAAATCTTCCCGAAGCCGCGCATCGGGCTGGATCTGCTCGACATTCTGGCCAGCGGCCAGACCAACAGCAACAGCATCGAATACGTCTCTCAAGTCACGCGCACCAACAATGCGGCTGAGACGCAGGAACTGAGCAGCAAACCGCAGAGCGTGCTCGATTGGAACCTCGTGACCGCGCCGGTGCGCACAATCGCCACTTACGTGATCACCAGCCGGCAGGTGCTCGAAGACGAGCCGCGCCTGCGCGGCCTGATCGATGACGAGCTGATGTTCATGGTGCGGCAGCGCTTGCAGACGCAACTGCTGGCCGGCGATGGCACGGGTGTGAACCTGACTGGCTTGCTGAACACGTCCAACATCCAGACCCGCGTGCATGCAACCAGCGGCGCGCGCTTCGATGCGAATGACAAGCGCGCAGACACCCTGCGCCGCGCCATCACCGACATCAAGTTGGCGTTCCACCAGCCCGATGGCATCCTGATGAACCCGGCCGACGCTGAAGACCTCGAAATCGAAAAGGCCACCGGCACCGGCAACTATCTGGCCGCCTACGATCCCATTGCCGCGCGCGTGTGGCGCGTGCCTGTGATTGAGCACGCAGTCATCACGGCCGGCACCGTGCTGGTGGGCAACTTCAGCATGGGCGCGAAGTGGTTCATGCGCAACGAAGTGACGGTTGAGGCCGGCGTGATCAATGACCAGTTCATCAAGAACCAATTCACCATCTTGGCTGAGTTGCGCGCCGCGCTGACCGTCCCGTATCCCGACGCATTCGAGAAGATCACCGGCTTCTAAACCGGCGAGCTGACACATGCACTGGAACAGTGAGAGTGGCAGGCACACCGAGTGGCTGCCACTCACCAACGACATGAACGCGGACACCTTCACCCCTGAGCACGACATCACAGAAACCTTGCCTGATGGCCGCATGATCCTGCTGGCTCCCGCCGGCGTGCCAATCCCCATGCACGTTGCCATCGCCAAGGGGTTTGTGAAGCCGGCCCAGCCGGTGCAGCCCGCCGAAACCAAAGAAGAGCCACACAGCGAGCCGGCCACAGAGGGTTTGCCACCTGTAAGTGTGAGCTATCCGGCGCGCAAGCGTGGCCGATAGGAGAAAACAACCATGAAACTTTCCAAGCCCCTTGCATCACTGGTGCTGATCGCCCTTGTGATCGCCACCACGTTTGGTGTTTCGTCTGCCGTTAATGCTGCACCAGGGCCTGTGAGTGTGCCCCAGCAAGTGAGCACCACGTCACCCAAGAGCGTGATCTTTGCAACTTCGCAGCAGATCACGGCCAATGGCCGGCTGGCCGTGGTGCCGCTGCCTCAATATGGCACGCTCGATCTTCAATATGTGGTTGATGGCGCCGGCGGCGCGAATGCCTTCACTGCCACAGTCGAATACAGCAACGACGCGCTGAATTGGTCACGCGCAAGTGCGGCGGCCTGGTCGAACACCACAGCCACCACCGGCACAACCGACATGACGCGCACACTGCTGTATGGCTCGTTTGCAACCGTTTATGTGAGCGTCACCAACTCCACGCCCATCACCATCACGGTGCTGGGACTGGCGCGCTAGATCATGGCCTATGCAACCGTGGCGCAACTGCGCGCCTATCTGAAACTGCCAACGGTGGCAGGGACACCTAACGCGACACCCCAGCAGGTGAGCGACACTGACGCGCTGCTCACCGACATTCTGGATCGCGCCACGGATGCAATCGATCAGATTCTGGAATTCTCGTTTGGTGTTTATCCGGATGCCAGCGCAAAGAAGATCATGAGCCTACCAGCGCGCACGCTGGCACTGCCACCACATGACCCAGCCACAGCACCAACGGTGGCATGGAACGGGCAGAGCATCACCGATTTCACGCACATTGTGGAGCGCAAGCGTGGCTACCTGTTGCGAGAGGCAGGATGGCCACGTGGACCGCTGGATGTAACCGCTAAGTGGGGCTACGGTCCTGCGCCAAAGGCCATTGAAGAAGTGGCGCTTGAGCTGGCAGTGAACATCTGGCGCGCGAAAGATCGTGGGCTGTTCAGTGATGCAATCGGTGTGGATGGTGTGGGCACAAACGTGGGCGGTGGGAGCGTGGCCTACAGTGGCGCGCTCACCAGCCATCAGCGCATGGTGATCAACAGCATCAAGCGCAGCTACGAGGTGACGGCCGTATGAGCAGCATCCAACAGGCCGCCGCCAAGTTTCTAGCCAGCGGGGTTGAGTTCAACCAGGCAAAGCAGCGGCTGATGAGTCGTGTGGTGTTGACGGTCGAAGCCAACTCGAAGCGTGTGACGCCTTATCGCTATGGGCATCTGAGACGCTCGATCAACAGCCGCGTGGAAGCCAGCGGTGAGCGCGGCATTGTGGGCAGCAACGTGGTGTATGCATGGTTCGTCCACGATGGCACCAGCAGGATGGCAGCACGGCCATTCCTGCTGCAAGGGCTGGCCGTGTCGCGTGATTCCATTGATGCGTATCTGCGCGAGTTTGGCGAGGAAATCCTCGCCGAGATCCCGAAAGGCTAAGCCATGTATGCAGATGTAATCGCCGGCCTGGTCGAAGTACTTGAAGGCGTGAGTGGCATCAAGGCCATTCACGCCCATGAGCCAACCAAGATTGGCGATCCGCCTGAAATGTATCTGCTGCTGAACACCGCCGAGCGCGTCAGCAAGGGTGGTGTGAGCGGCTGGAAATACTCTGTGCTGTGCCGGCTGTGCATCCGCTGGGTTGACAACGAAATGGCTGAGCAAGAGCTAATGCCATTTGTGAACAGTGTGCCGGCGGCAATCGAAGCACCCAGTGCCGGCCAGCTGCATGGCACGCTCTTGCATGGCGCCGTGGCCGTCAACCGTGTTGAAGCTGTGTTTGTGTCGATTGGAGGCGTGCTGTATCGCGCGCTCGATTTCTATGTGGACGTGCTCGAAAAGGGCGCAAGAGGTGAACGAATATGAGTGAGCAAAACATTCAACCAGATCCGGCTGATGTGCTGATCAATGAACAGCGCGCCACCGTTGCAGCGGCGCTGGCCGGTCTTGAAGATGGCGCGGTGGTGTTGAAGTATGAGCCGAGCCAGAACCCCACCGATGCGATGCTGCCCGGTGTGCCGTTGCGCGATTTAACCGCCGGCGACATCCGCGCCATGCCGGAATGGCTGCAACGCAGTGTTTTCAACGCGCCCGGATTCATGCACGTGGCTGTCTGACAGCGGCGCGCATCTTTGCATAGGAGCTTAATCAATGGCACCTGCTGAAATTCCTTTTGAGTATCTGCTGGGCGCGCTGGAAACCACGCGCGGCACAGCCATTGCCGCGCCCACGCGCAATCTGGCTGTCACAGGCATGCTGACCCCCACAGAGGAAGTGAGCTTCCCTGATGAATCGCGCGGCACCTTGGTGTCACGCTATCGCGCACAGTCGGTGCGGCGCTGGACGGAGTGGGAAACCGAAGAAACCGATGTTGACCTTAACAGCATGGCGTTCTGGCTGAGCATGGCCGTGAAAGGCGGTGTTTCACCCACAACGGTTGAGACTGGCGTTTACAAATTCGCCATGACCCCCACGCTCACCAGCGACGATCTGAAGAGTGCAACGCTGTGGTGGGGCGATCCGGGCATGCAGACGTTCCGAGGCGCTTACTGCATGGCTGATGAGCTGATGATCAAAGCCGATGGCACGGGCACCGATGGCACCAAGTTCAGCATCAAAGGCCGTGGCCGACAGGAAACGAAGGTTGCCAACCCCACAGTGCCGGCGCTCAGCACACCGCTGAGCATTGCGCCGGCATATATGGATGTGTGGCTCGAAGCCAACAACAGCAACGCCTTTGGCACCACGCTGATCACCAGCCGCGTGCTGAGCGTTGAGCACACCATCCCGACTGAGGTGAAATACAAATTCGGCCCCACAGGCATTGCCAGCCCTGCGCAGGATGCGCGCACCTTCCGGCGCGTGGGACGCGACAAGCGCATGATCGAGACCACCATCGAGATGGAACTGCTCGACACCGCGCAGTATGACATCTTTGACACCCGCAACGCACAGCCGGTGCGCTTGCGCGTGCGTCACAACACGGCCGCCCTGATCGGCGCCACACAGTATGGCTACCTGCAAATTGACCAGGCCGGGCCACTGGTGGATCTGGAATGGGGCAGCTATGAGGACGTCAACCGCACCGTGAAGTTCACCGTGCCATCGATGTATGACGCCACGCTCGGGGCCGACTTCTACGTTGAGCTGCAATGCAGCAGCAACACGATCTAAACCATGGCCATGTTTGTAAAGCGTGAAACCGTTGCGGTGTTCCTGCCCGAGGATCCCGACAACATCATCTTCATCCGCACCAAGATGGACGTAGGCACGCGGGCGCGTGTGCAGGACGCAGCCGCCAAGGTGACAATGAAGGCCGGCGTGCAGACCACTGACATGTCGGTGCTGATTGGGGCATACAACCTCGCGTCACTGACTGAGAACATCGTGGCGTGGCAGGGGCCGGCCTTCGATGGTGTGCCATGCACGCCTGAACACATTGCTATGCTCGATCCTGATGAGCCGCTGATCGATCGCGTGCTCACTGAAATCGGCACACGCAACGCCAAAGCGAGCAACGACCCAAAAGCTACAACGCCCTCGTTGATCGATGGCGGCGAAAACTAGAAGGCAAATATAAAGGGCGTGTGGGTGAGTGGGATGTGTACGTCACACTTGCCGCGCTCTACCACTGGACGCCTGATCAGGTGGATGCGCTGGATGTGGATTACTTTGATGAGTTGATGGCGCGCATTCAGGCTGAAGGCGAGCTGCAAGAGCGCGAGGCAAAGCGCGCCAAACGAGAGGCACGACGCAATGGCAAACAGCGCAATGCTTGACCTGATCATCAGGCTGAAGGATGAAGCCTCACAGGGGCTGTCATCCATCGGCGCATCGATGGGCGCGATGATCAACCCAGCCAGCGCCGCGCTGGTGGCCGTGGGTGCGATCGGTGCGGGGCTAGGCGCGTCCATCAATGTGGCGAAGGACTATGAGGCCACACTTAACAAGTTTGCATCTGTCACCGGCGACAGCCTCACGCAGGCCGGCATGAGCGTTGAAACGTTCAACGATCTGTTTTTGGAGATGGGTGCAAAAACTGCATTCAGTGCGCAACAGGCGGCTGATGCTGCTGTGGAGCTGGCCAAAGGTGGCTTGGACCCTGCCACCATCGCCGGGCAGGGGCTTGAGGCAACGCTGAGCCTCGCGGCGGCCGGCCAGCTTGAGCTGGCTGAAGCCGCCAACATCACCGCTAAGCAGTTGGGCGTGTGGAGCAGCACCGGAGTGGATGCCACCACCGTTGCCAACCAGATGGCACAGGCGGCCAATGCATCCACCGTTGACGTTGACGAGCTGGCGTTGGGCATGGCCAACGTGGGCGGCGTGGCAAAGGTGGCCGGGTTGAGCTTCAAAGAAACCACACAGGCCATGGCGCTGCTCGCGCCGGGCTTCAGCAGCGCGGCGGATGCCGGCACATCGTTCAAGGCGTTCCTCAACAACCTGCAACCCACGAGCAAGGCGGCTGTGCGCGCCATGAGCGAGCTGGGGTTGATGTCATTCAACACCCAGGGCGCAATTGAGGAGCTGGCGCGACACGGGATTGATGCAGCGAGCATGAGCGCCGAGCAGATGCGTGGCGCGCTGTTTAAGGTTGCAGAGCAAACGGGGCTGACAGAAAAGCAGACCCAAACATATATTGGCTCGTTTGAAAAGGGTGTGTTCTACGATGCAGCCGGTCAGTTTGTCGGCATGGAGAAAGCCGCGCAGCTCTTGCATGATGCCACAAAGGATCTGACTACGGAACAGCGCGCGCTGGCATTTGAAACGATCTTTGGCAGCGATGCCCAGCGCGCTGCTGCACTCATCGCAGAGCAGGGCGCTGAGGGATACAACAAGATGGGCACGGCCATGGACAATGCCGGCACCGCGCAAGAGCAGGCGGCAAAGATGAATCAGGGCTTGGCCTTTGCGCTTGATTCACTGGGTGGCTCGCTGGAAACCATCGGGATTCAGATCGGCATGAAAGCGATTCCGATCATCACCGAGTTCATCAACAATGCGGTCATCCCGGCCATCAATGGCATTGGCGAGTTTATCAATGCGCTGCTGAATGGCGGGCCACAGGTGGAAGGGTTTGGCGCATCATTCGGCACCATCTTCAACGCCATCAAGAGCGTGGTGGATGCAGTCATGCCGGCCATCGCCGCCGTGGTGGGTGAGGCCGTGCAGCTCATCAGCGAGTTCTGGCAAGAGAACGGCACAGAGATCATGGCCTTCGTGCAAGAGATGTGGACTACCATCCAGACCATCATCACGCTTGCCATGCAAGTCATTCAGGCCATCATCGTGCCGGCGTTCACCGCGATCGCCACATTCATTCAGCAGCATGGCACGGAGATCAAGCAGATCTTCACCACCGTGTTCAACGCCATCAGCACGATCGTGCGGACGGTGACCACGGTCATCACCAGCATCCTCAGGGCGTTCCTCGCGCTGCTCAAGGGTGACACACAGGGCGCGCTGAATGCTGTGCGTGGTCTGTGGGAAGGTCTGGCCAGCGCAATCTCCAACATCGCCAATGGCATTGCTGGCACAGTAAGCGCCAAGTTCAACGAGATCAAAAACAACATCGTCGGCTCCATCCAGAATGCCTATAACGAAGTGGTGGGGTTTGTTGAACGCTTCAAGGCGTTTGGCACCAACATCATCAACTCCATTGTGAGCGGCATCACTGGTGCAGCCGGCGCGCTGCTGGGTGCACTTCGTGGCGCGATCCTGAACGCCATCAACGCGGCCATCAACATCTTCCCCGTGTTCCTGCGTGATGCCATCAGGCGAATTCTCAACCCCGGCGGCGCAAGCACCAACAGCACGAGCAGCGCCGGCAAGGGTGGCGCGCCACTCCCCACAGACGATGGCACGAAGACGATCAGCAGCGCCGGCGCGTCTGTGGTCATCAATGTAGATGCGCGCGGCGCGAACATGAGCGAGGCCGCCATCCGCGCCATCGTCGAGAAAGCCCTGAACGAATATGCACGGCGCGCAGAGTCGCGCGTGAGGATGGCCTAATGCCCCCAACAACTTACAGCACCATCAAGATAGGCCAGATCAGCGGCCTGTGGAATTCCTTTTCAGGCACGCCGGTGGATCTGCTCGATGGCACGAAATACCAGCTCGCCGGCGATGGCTGGGCACCAGGCGTGGCACGCTACAACCCCACCGCGCTGGGCGGCTACGAGCCGGTCACAGAAACATTCACCGTCAACATCATCGGCGCAACGCGCCAAGAGGTGTTTGATAACCTCGAAGCCCTCACCAATGTGCTGGACACTGCGCGCCGTTACAGTGCCGGCTTGCGCCTCGTGACAGATCAAATGGCCATTGGCATTGCAGTGCAGCCCATTGGCTCGAACCTGAGTGGGCCATGCTGGGATACGGTGATTGATGGCGAGGTAGATCTGCCCAGCGACTACCTTGACCAACTGCTCAACAATGCGATTGATGGCGTGCGGGTGACGATCAGGCGGCTTGGTGTGTGGCTGATCGATGCTGAGACGCTGAATGCCGGCACTGCCACCAACATTGCCAACACGTTCTCACATAGCTGGGCGGCCGCGCCACCTGAGCACAGCCGGCTTGCGCAAATTTACTGGGGGCCGATTTACCGCGATCAGTCGGGCGGGTTCAAGCTGGGCACGCTGATTGTGACGCCTCAGGGATCCTCGCCACTGTTCTACGGTGGCTCGGGTGCAGCCAGTGCCAACATCACCACGGCCGCCAATGCCAACTCAAAAACCGGCACCATCGTGAAACTGCAGCCCAGTGGCGCGGCCACGAGCTGGGTGAGATACGCCACCAGCATCTCAACTTGGCGCAGAGTGGCTGTGTTTGCATCGTTCAAAAACATCGTGGGCAGCCCGCCCATGACGTTGCAATTTCTGAGCGCCAACAATGTGGTGTTGAGGACAATCCGATTCACACCCCTCACCGGCAAGGTGATGTGCATTGGCACGTTCGATGTGAATCAAGGCTTCGATCGTGTGCAGTTGAACGTCGATTCAATCAGCAACGCCACATCCATTGAGATGGATTACCTGTGCTTCGTCAACCTCGACAGCCGGCACACACGCATTGTTGAGCTGGGCGAAGACTTCCTGAGCGGTGACAGCACCACCCTGCGCACGGATCCATACAACGTGTATGTGCGCTATGACACCTTGCTCAACCCTCAGGTGCTGCTCAATGCTGATGTGTTTGGCGGGGCAAGCGTCAACGCCATCTATGCAGTGCCGGCGTTCGGTGATCTGATTTTCACGAGCCAGCAAACGATGGGATACACCATCCTTGCACAGGGCAGCGGCAGCAACTGGCGGCCAGTGACCAACGGCGGCGCGGTGCAGGCGCCACAGTTCTCCATCAAGCTCTTTCATGGCCGGCTGATTCTGGAATAAACCATGATGCGCCCACACTTCAGCATCCTCACCGGCATTGGCGGCTCGCTGCTGCTCGATGGCTCACGCGCCACACGTGTGCGCTTCAGCACCAACACGCACGGACCTGAACAGCTCACGGCATTCTTCCCCATGTCGCCGCTGCAGGCGCTGGCTGCACTGGATCGGCCAAGCGTGCCACATGCGCGTCTGGTGTGGGGCGGTGAGGCGCTGTGGAGTGGCCGGGTTGAAAACATGCGGCTGGCTGAGAGTGGGCTTGAGATGGATGCCTTCGGTTACTGGCGCGCATTCAAAGACGTGCCATACACCGCGCTGTGGAGTGACACCGATGTGACGAAGTGGCGCGCGATGACCCTTGACAACTATGGCAGCCGCACGCCTGAGATGTACAACATCGACACAGACAACCGGCTCAACATCTCGCTCAAAAAGGATGCTGTGTATGGCAACGTGGCGTTGATTGCAGAGCTGACCTATGTCATCCCCAGCCAAAGCAGCCGGCAGATCGTCGGGTTTGATTTCAGCCTCAGCACACGCTTGCCGGCCAACTGGGATTTCTACGTGCGGCGCTGGGATCGAAACTATACCTTCCTTGGCGCGCCACTCTACACGGCCAACATCGGCACAGTCACCACATCGCACAACCTGACGTTCAGCGCGTGTGATCGCATCAGTATTTCAATCAACAACAACACCGGCGGCAATTACACCAACACGCAGGAAGACTATTACTGGTTTTGCAAGCTCACCAACCTACGCATCAAGACCACCACCGGCAGTGTGAACGCTGAAGCGATCGCCGGCGATCTGCTGCCCCTCGCGCCATCAGTGAACCAGAGCAACACCATGGTGGTGGCCACCGGCATGGATCTGCTCGATGAACTCTATGAGGATCAATATCCTGCTGACATCCTCACGCGGCTGGCCCAGCTCGGCGACACGTCCGGGCGCTTGCTCGAAGTGGGCGTTGATGCTGAGCGCGTGTTCTACCTGCGCCCTCAGGGGCACGTGGCGCGAGAGTGGTATGTGGATGCAGACGCGGTGCCGGCGTTTGAGCGCACCTTAGATGAGATGTTCAACAGCGCGTATGCCATCTATCAGGACGCCAACGGCGACACCCTGCGCACCGGCATCGCAAACAACGCAGACAGCATCAACAACAACGGCATCACGCGACGCATGGCGCTGGATGCTGGCACCAGTGGCCTGGGGCAAGCCACCTACACCCGTGACACATGGCTGCTGGCTCGGCGCTCGCTCGTGCCACGCGCATCACTGACAGTGAGCAAGGTGCTGGGGGCCAGCAACACGCCCATGCCACCGTGGGTGGTGCGAGCCGGCGATTACATCACCGTGCGCAACCTGCCCATCTCCAACCCGTCAGGCGTGAGCACGACTGCACGCCGGTTTCTGATCGCTCGCACAGAGATGGATATGGACAATGGCACGCTCACGATTGAGCCTGAAGATCCACTGCCTGCGCTCGATGTGAAGATTGCGCAGTCGTTCCCGCCGCCGCCTGGGGTGATCTAAACAGCGTGCAGGGGAAGGTCTGACCAGAACGAAACCGGGGCCGGCAGAAAATACAAACGTTGTCCTAAACCCCCACCTTCGGCAATGTTTGTAACGTTTGGCGCATCAGGGCGCAGCGCCCCCCACAGTTGCTGTGCCCATGGTTTCCAGTCGACTGCGCACACCTCGCCATCATCATTCAACCCAATGGATGCAAACGTGGAGTGAATGATTCTTTTCTGATGATGCGCCGGGACATGCTGCACCATCTCGCCAAACTCGCTCAATCGCTGCATGGCCGCTTCAACCTCAGCCGGTGAGCGCATCTCATCTTCACACTCTCTGATGATGCGCTCGCACTGTGAGAACCGCACGTTGTAATCATCTCGATCAATGGCGCGCGAGAGCAACAGATCCAACAGCGTGGTGCGCATCTGCTTGGCTTCACTGATGCGCGCTTGCAACATTTCAAGCCGCGCCTCACTCATGCGGCTGATGAGCACCTGACGCACGCCGGCGCGCAGCTCATCTGTCATGTGCAGACCGGCCATGTGCTGCAGGAATGTTTGCTCGACATCATCCGCGCCAAACGATGCACCTGAACCATAGGTGCGATACACGCGGCCTGCTGGCAGTGACTGGCCACGCAAGCGCCGGCCGCGCCAATACGTGATCGGAGTGAGCAGGTAGAGCGCGCGCGTTGCCGGCCGGCCCGTGTGCTGATTCTTGTTGCGGCGGTCGATCACTGCATTGGCCAATTGCCTGTCAATCACTTCATCCACAGCCGGTGAGCGCCACGCACCGATGGCACGCGC